TAAGAGATGAGGATCGAATGATATGGGTAGCAGGTGATGATGTCTGTGCTTTTATCCCTGTTGCTAAGTTAAACGAGTTTAGGGAAGTGTTTTGGATGGTCTATGCTACAACAAAAGAAAACCAGACTCATGGGTTAGGGCAGTGCGCTAAATATTTAGACGTTGGAGATGTCCATAATATAGATTTTGTGTCTAAAAGGTCCATTAAAGTGAGTGATGGTAGGATAAAACTTATAAGAGATCCAAAGAAGTTTTTAACGAAGAGTAGATATTATACTGGATCTAACACTGGTTATGTTAGTCAGCCAGAGAGTCACTCGACTGCTGTTGCATTGTGTGAGTGGGACTGGAGTAAACGAACGTCGTGGTTGCGCGAGATCACTATAGCCAGGTTTAGGATGGGAAAGGAAAAGTTAGTTGCTGCTTCATCGTGGTTAGAGACTACTAGTAAGTATGTGTCAGTTAAGATGCAATCTATAGCTAGTGTGACTAGTAGAATAGAATTAGAGTTTATAGCTAAGGCGCTTAACACAACGGTGGAGGCTGTAACTAGCTTGTTTGGCCGTGTGCAGGCTTTGGAGAATATAGGTGATCAGTTGATGGTTGAGGAAACTATGATTGAGGCCTATATTGGGGGTGATTATACTGAATGGAACGGCATATCTACTACTCCATATAAGCGAACAGCTACCAGGGCTGGCTACAGAAAAATGTCTAAAATTATGAATAATAGCAAAAGCAATGGACAACAAAACAAAACAAGGAATAGTAAGCGTTCTAAGAAAAGTAAGGCTAACGTTACTAACACTACAAGGAGATCTAATGCGTCTAATGTTAGTAATCGGAGTATTAATATTTCGCACAATGCTTTAATGCCGCTTTATCGGAAGATATCTGATTTTGCGCGTGCTCAAGAAAATGGGGCATATGCGTATTATCTGTCGGTTATTGATCCGGATCGAGGGGCAAAAAGAGCACCTAATGTAGTGCCTATACCCACATGTGTTATGCAGGTTAAGCAGTTAATCACAATCACAGCGCCATCATCTGGTGTCATACGTGTGTGTCTAGCACCTAATGGTAACTCTGGTAGCAACTTTCTTAGATATTACAACGGAGCAACGGATGTTGACACGGGTATGGCTACGGCGGGTACCTTAGCTTTACCATTGACATTAATTAGCACTTATGCTCATTCTTGGCGTATCACAGGGGCTAAGTTGACTATCATACCAACGGGGGCTGACCAAACTGAACAGGGATATCATAGTATAACTTATGTTCCTACCAATGGAAATGCAACTGAAACTGGAGGGGTCGATTATTTGAGAGATTTTGATACTACCAAGTTGTCAGGAAAGCATAAGCCTATTGCCATGAGTTGGCGACCACTTGACGAGAACGACAGGATATTCACATCGGCTGTGAACGGTAATGGTGCTATGGTGGTTTATCATGGTAGTGGCTTAGCCTCTGGTCAACCGATTGTGGCTCGGGTAGTTATTAATGTTGAATACATACCTAAGTCATCTTATTCAGATCTTCTAGACCCAGAAATGGGACCGACTGGAGGTTTTGACTCAAGCTTAATGTCTTCTATCTCTGATGTTAGTGCTATCACGGCTGATCCAGGGTTGAAGGCTAAAGAGTATGAAAAGAAAGTTAATACGACTTTCATGGCAGATCTAAGCGAGGATTTTAAAAGCTTTGCAAGAACTAGTGGTGGGTTCTTGAAAAGATCGTTCATCGATTACAGTATGAATAAGGCAAACAATTATTTGTCTGGTGGAGCATGGTAATCGGATCACCATATAGTGCG